ATATGGTCTGCTGGCCTCTTCGTTTATCGCAGAATAGTGAAAGCGGAACAACAATCTATTCCTTGGGAGGCTTGGGAACATTTAATGGAACTCTTGTAAATTCTCCAACCAGAGCTTCTGACTTCATGGTTTTCTCTAATACTTCAAAATATATGGAGATAAATGGCTTAACTGGTCTTACTTCAACCATGTTTCTTATGACTGTTGTAAAATTAGGTTTAGAAAACAATGGAACTTTAGCATTGGACATTAACAGCGATGCGCTTTTTGGGGGTCAGCCAACAAACTATATGCAAACCTACACGACCACCCCCAATACCATACTAGGTTCTGGATTGAGAACTACATCTGGGGGCGGGTTTAGCTCTTGGAGTAACCTAGCTACTGGCGTAGCTGAAGATGACCTTGGAATTTTATTTATTGGTTACAACGGAACACAGCAATTATTTAGATGGAATAACACAACGCAATCCAGAACAATCGCAACTGCTGTTGGAATTGGAACTAGAGCAAGACTAAACATTAGGTCAGACAATGGAGCTCAAGGAGGCAAGTCTGACTATGCCTTTACAATGATGTGCAACGGCGGAGTTTCAGACGCTAATTTTCAATTCATTCGCTCCCTCTACAAAACCACTCTTGGCCAAGGACTTAATCTACCATAAAAATAAGATGTGTAATAATATTATATGATATTAAACAATCCAATTTTCATTAATCAAACAGACGCAGATATTAGATATATCAATACCACTGGAGACTCCATGAATGGAGCTTTATTAATTAGCGGAAAAGAAGTTTATTTTCAAAAAAATATAGTATATTTTACTGGAAATACGTTCACTCCAGATTATGCTTCTGGAAGAAATTTTGTTTATCAATTAACTGGTTTTGCTACAGTATATAATAATTTAAATGATCCTTTAAATTTGCCAGAAGGAGATAGTATTTTAGTAAAAGTAGTTCAAAGTAATTATGGAAATAATTATATGATATTTGGATCTAATTATAGATTTCCTGCAAGCGCATCTCCTACTTTAACTCAAGTTTCTGGAAGAGTTGATATATTTAATATTCTAAGACTAGATAATAAATTTTACACAACTTATATTAAAGATTTTGCTAATTAATATTTATGTTTAATTCTTTTTTTGCAGATGATACAAATCAAATAAATAATTTAGGAGCTTTTAACGGCCCTATACATGATTCAGTTATTAAAGATAACCTTCTTTATGTTGCAGGACAATTTGGCGGAGTTGGAGCTCATTTACCTAGTCCAATGATTGCTTTAAATTATTCTGGTAGTGGCATTGAATTTGTTTCAAATCCTGTCGACTTTAAAACTGATAATTTTGCTCATAATAACGGAGTTGGAATTAGTGATATTACGAAGTTAGATGATGGCTCTTATGTTCTTGCCTTAAGTCAATATAGATCTAATAATCAATTTTTTGTTTCTAATCCCAAGGTTGGTACTCCTGACGGAAGTACAACAAATAGAATTAGGTATGGCCATATGGTAAATATAACTAGTAGTGGTCTGAATACTGGTTGGGCTATGGCCATGGGCGGGGGAAAAAGTGTTCATCAATTTTTAATGCTTAATCAAAGAACAGGATTTATGATAGGAGGTGGAAATAATGTATCCACTTTTACTCCTCCTAATAGTATTAATAATCCTGGATTCAGACAAGTTAATAAAATGGTTTTAACAAACGATCCCTCTAGAAATTCTATGGGATATTTTCTTGATCAAAGAGATACAAGTATTACTCAATTTAATCACGTCAGAACGGTATCTAATAATCTGAGTTCAAATGGTTCATTTTTTATAACAGGATCAATATATCCTAGTGGTGGTACAGGAATAGTATTTTATGGCGCTAACTTCAGCACAACAGATGGAGGCAGAGTTTTAGGTGGCATCACTGCTCATGATGTGATAAGTGGAATAGCATTAACTGGTTTAAAAAGTTGCAACAGTAACGTGATCATGGCGGTTCCAGATTATGAAAGACAACGAATATATTTTATTGGAAATTTCACAAGTGTTAATGGCGTAACTAGAAATCGAGCAGCAGCTTGTGATTTTAATTTTAATCTTTTACCTTGGGATCCTAATTTAGAAAATACAAATCAAGCAAACATGGAACTTGGAAAAAGTGGAATTTATATATCCGCAAGTCAGGGGAATTTAAATCCTAGAGGCTCAGGAAGTAGATATCGACATTTAGCTAAATTTGATTATGAGAATGGAGATCTTATTAGCGAATTTGCTCCAATAGGAGGTGGAAAATATAATACAGCTGATTATGGTACTAATGGATGCAGAGAATTTGGAGATGGTAAGTTTTTATTAATTTTTTCTGGTCCACCAATTCATAATAACAGCCTTAATACTAGCGCAAATCTCTCTAGTGATCCTCAGCTGAGTGGAAGAACAAGGTTTGGTTCACCAATCGTAATAGATACAATAAGTGGCAAGCATGTTTATGGATGTTTTGATTTTTATGGTAATGGAGGTGGACCTAATGTTTCACCTAATAATCGTATTAAAAGAGTCATAGACAATATACTATATTATCCTAATAATCAACATGTTTCAAGTCTTAACAATAAACAATTTAAAGAAAGAACTCTTGCTGCCTGTATAGACTTAAATACTAACTCAATAACAGATTGGAGCCCAGACATTCATGATTATAATTCTTATATAGGAACTGTAGGCGCAATGCTTTTAGACACAGGATCAAACGCTATGTTTATTGGCGGAAGATTTGATTTTATAAATGGAGTCAGTCGTGCGTCTGTGGGTGCAGTAGATTTAATTAGTGGCAAAAGCACTTTATCGTTTAATGCAGCTCTAGGTAGTGATGTTGATAGAAATGTTAATTGTTTAGAAAAAAGTGGTGATATATTATATATAGGTGGCAATTTCAACAAAACAAATTCTACAACCAAAGCATTCGTTGGTATTCATACTGGTACAAATGTAGTCGTAGATGGATTGAATTGGAATATGCAAAGATTTCCTGATCCAATTAGCACAGATTTTTTAAGCAGAGCACCTTATATAAATGCAGTTGCTGTTAGCTCTATGAAAAGAAAAGATAATCTTCTGTATGTTGGAGGAAACTTCAGTCAAGTAAGTGGTCTAAGTAGAAGTGGGTTGTTTTGTTATGATATACATAGAAAACAAATTACGGATTTAAATATTAATTTTGATGATCATGTTTATGGATTAGATATTGATTATGATAATAATATTTTGTATGCTGTTGGACGATTTCATACTGTGAATGGTTTACCTAGACCAAGAGGCGCAGCAATAGATTTAAATACTTCAGGAATTACAAATTGGACTCCTGCTTTTAGTAGACATGCTAATAAAGTAAAAGTTCATCCTTCTGGAATTTTAGTAGCTGGAACTTTTGCAGATTTAGGCACTGGCAAAGCTCATACTTTAACAGTTTTTGATTTTAATACAACAGAGATGCAAAGATATCCAAGATCAAGTATGATGAGCGATTTACTTTGTATGGATATATACAGCGGTAAGCTTTATGTTGGTGGAGCTACTTGGAATCAAATAGATACTTTTGGTTTAGATAGACAATGCGCAGCTTACGAGTTGAATAACGGAAGACTATATACTGGTTTTGCTCCAAATCCAAGTAGCACAGTTCAATCTATGCATATTCATCAAAATAGTGGAATTTTATATATAGGAGGCTTTTTTACTAATGTTAGAAGTAATGTTCCACCTTCTACAACTACAGCAACAAGAAATCGTATAGCAGCTTGGGATATTAAAACTAATCCTCATACATTTTTAACATCTTTTGATCCAAATTTAAATGGGGGTTGTTTAGCATTAGCTACAAGTGGAAACATGTTGTATATGGGAGGCTCTTTTACAACTGTTGGCGGAATAACAAGAAATAGATTAGCCGCGTACAATATAGAAACTAATTCTTTGGATTCAAATTTTAATCCTAATATTGGAAATAATTCAGTTCTTTTTATAAAAATAAGTGGCGATCATATGTATATTGGTGGTGATTTCAGTCTTGTTGGCGGATTGACAAGAAATAGATGTGCGAAAGTCAGATTATCAGACGGAGCGTTAGATGCTAATTTTAATCCGAATTTTAATAGTACCGTTAGAGGAATAGACATAAGCGGAGATTATTTATATGCTGGTGGAAATTTTACAACAGTAGGAGTCACTACAAAAAGAAAATTATGCGCAGTAAATTCCAGTAATGGAACAATCTATACTAATTTTACTCCTATACCAGCCTTTGATACAAGTACAATGCATTATTCTAATCCAAGTTCTTATGTTGTTTCTAATTATTCAGCTCATGCATATGACTACGTAGAGGATGTAAAAGTTATTCCAGGCACAGGGGTAGGATTTTGTGGACAGCATTGGGAATTATATCAAAACTCTGGCAATAGAGGAGTTCATTTTGTTGATGCTACAGGAGGAGCTTTATTAAAAACTTTTGGTGGTATAACCGATTCAGTTTGGGGGCATGCAGATAATATTGGAGGACCCTTTAGTCAAGGAAGTGCTGGCGAAGAATTTATGGTTCATGAAAATAAATTATATGTTGTAAGTAGAGAGACCAAATCGCCAGGATGGGAAAATATGAATAGATTAATGAATAGAAACGCTTTTTTAACCATAACTAACAAAACAAATGGTGATCCAATATGTCAAAAAGATTTTACTCTTAATATGGATACTATTAATTTTTATGGTAGAGGACAAGGTTTCGAAACCCAATGGTTAAGACAATATGTTAACGGAGTTAATTATTCTGGAAATGATATATTCTTCTATGGTGAATTTCTTGATATGTACCCAGAGGAAAGAGTTTCTATAGGCAAGATGGGTTTAGATGGAAAATTAAAAAATGATTTTAAATTATTTAGTATATAAAGTGTAATATAAGGTATGTTCGATCATATCAAAAATCATTTACTTTCTTTAGGATTCTCTGAAAATGGTTCAGCTTCTTATGTTAAACAAGATATTAATATAGCATATGCTGAAAATGCATATCATTTAAGCTTTTACCTTAGACCGATTGGTAACGCAACATTAGTCAATAGAATAGAAGAAAATGGTATATCAGAATTACAAATAGATAAATTTATAGATTGTGTTGAATATATCAAAAGCAAATTGTATTAAACTTGATAATCTTACTTTAAAATTTAAATAATTTAAAGTGTAATTTATGATATGATTATAAATACCGTAACCTCTATTGCCCAAGAGATTTATGAAGAAATGGGCGAACCAGATGATTTTAGCATAGCAGCTATAGCCGCATGGGTCAGAAGAAATATTGGTGGATTGAATAATATGATTAACGCTAGTTTTTCAGTAGATAGCTCAACTTTTGAAATATCTCCAAATTTATCTGATATTGAAAAATATATATTCAAAAAAATGTATTCTATATACTACTTTGACCTTAAAATAAAAAGCACCGCTAGTTCGGCATCTTCTGATTTTGTTTCTATTAAAGATGACGGTAGTACAGTTCAAAAAGTTAATAAAAACGAAGTCCTTAAAAATTACATCGCTATAAGAAAAGAAGAATATTCTGAATTAAAAACTTTAACATCTCAATACAAAAACAATAATTCTGGACCATTGCAAGTCGCAGGAGATGACTTTATTGAAGGTTATTATGATGTTGATTATAAAAATTCATTATATAAAATAAGAAGTATATATAATGCATAATCATGAGCTTTATAAATTCAAATACAGCAGCAGAGTTTTCTAACGCATACGATGAATTTTTTGATTATTTTTCTAGAAGTTTTATCGTCCATAAAGAGCCAATTAAAGTAATCCAAGAACTACAAAGCACTCCACTTTATGGATATGGATCTAGTTCAGATTCAGTGAATTATACATATATGCCCGTGACTGGGATTTTTAATGGAAGAATTAATTATAATAATGCTAGAGACACAGATGCAGTCGATAGCGATTTAAAAATAGTATTTGCTCGAGGAGATGTTACTTTAAAAGTTAAAAAAAATGCAAGAGATTTTATTGCTAATGGTAAAACAATTAAATTAGAATTTGATGGAAAAACTTGGAATGTTATAACAGAAGACTCTATCCAAGAGTATTTAAATAATTTTTATTATATATATGGATTGGAGCAAACAAAATAATGGCTAGCAAGATAGATATAAAAAAGATTCGAGACGAAATATCTCCAGCTTTTGAAGAAGCGTTTAAACAAAAATCTATCGAATACGCTAAAGACGTTTTAGATGAAAGTTTAAATTTTTATATTCAAGAAATAGAAAATCATCCAATTTCAAAAGAATTAAGCTCTGGACCAGACGGAGAAAATATAAGTAACACATTAAATGGACAAGAGAATCTTTTTGCTTTTATTGGATTTGATGAAACAGATAAACCAGTTGAAGATTTAAAAAAATTAATCAAACAAAATACATTTTTAGGCAAGAAGCCAAAATTTGATAAAAAAACTTTTGAATTAAAATATGATGTATATACTCCGTCTTTAGAGGAGATAAGATCAGAAACGCCTCTTCCTTTTGAAAAAGGAAGAAGTTGGGTAAAGGGAGTGGAAGATGGAATTTCTGGATTTGGTTATTATGTTTACGGCGTATTATTTAAAAATAGCAGATCTGGTAGAGGCATTCAATCTAAAAATAAAATTAGAAGCACTGCTTACAGATCGATATCATATATGTCTGAACTTTATCGTAATTTTGTGAAAGGATTAAAATGATACCGCAATTTGACAATATTTTAATGACGAATATGTTGCTTTGGTTGGATAATAAAGTACTAACTAAAGGCGAAGCTTTTACAAATCATACTAGCTCATTTTACGAAGTCAACAATATGTATCATGGATATTATACTTATGGAGCGCCATTTAAACAAATGGTTATTGACTGTTCTATAAGTGGGGCTGATATTATAAGTGGCGTATATTTAAATGGAAATTTTATAACTGTTGGTCAAAGCGGATTAAGTGGCATTAACGCTCAAGAAGGTCAATTATATTTTAGCCAAAGTATACCTAACCCTAGCACTTCTTTAAGTGCAGATTATGCTGTTAAAGATTTCAATATGTTTTTAACTAGCAAAAGTGAAGAAAATGTATTATTTGAAACCTCTTATCAAATTAATCCTAGAACATATCAAAACCCAACTGGTCTGCCTATAAATGCTGAAACTTATCCTGTTATATATTTAAAATATCAAGGAGGCAGAAATAAACCCTTGGCTTTTGGTGGATTAGACCAAACAGTAGGTAATATTAGGGCTATAATATTAGCTGATAATGTATATAATTTGGACGCTGTAACAAGCATAATGAGAGATACTTCTAGGCAATTAATACCATTAATATACCCTAATGAAATGCCATTTAACTCTCTAGGCTCTATATCTACTCCAAATAAATGTTTTGATTATACTGGGCATACTAAAAATAAAATAGCAGATTCAGATTATGTATATGTTAATGACGTTACTGTATCTAAAACTGATACTAGATTAGTAAATACTACAAACAGTTTAAATAGAAATGTATATTCTGCTTTTGTTGATTTTGAGATAATAAAAAATAGATACCCAAGGCAATAAAAAAATAAAAATCTACTAAAAATCGGTGTAATAACTACAAATGGAGAACAAATAATATGCCTAGAAATAGAATAATTTATCAATCAGAAGCCCTTTACGCTGGGCCCTCACCCGCATCAGGTTTTCATTATGGAACATTCACAGCTGGAGTCGGTGGAAGTCTTAATAGCGGTAGTGACGCTACAAACTTAGTCAAACAACTTCAAAGAGTCCAAACTGTAAATTACAGTTTCAAAGTTGATCGTACTGACGTAAATCAATTTGGCCAACTAGCTGCAATTGACCGTGTTATCTTGAGCAGTCCAACTGTTTCGCTTGATTTTAGTTATTTACTAGCAAATCTTGCAAATGAAAGTGGATTAGGATTTTCAATTGCTACTCCAGGATCTCCTAGTGAGGTTTCCGCTATCTCTGGAATTTTAAACAAAGTACAAGATGAAAGAAATTACTTTATCAGAACTGTTTCAGAAGGTTCTGATGCTGTCGAGTTTGCTGATACTGGTATAGCTAACAACGGCGTTATTGGTATTGGTAATGCGTTTTTAACATCCTATTCAACAGAAGGTTCAGTTGGCAATTTCCCAACAGTCACAGTTAATGTTGAAGGATTGAACATGAATTTCCAAAAAGGTACAAGTGGAAATTATACCCCAGCAATTAATCCAACAAATGGATTAGCATTAAGTAATTTTTATCAATTACCAACAGCTTTACAAAATTCTAGTAATGCAACAGATATTAGTGGGATCAGTGCTCTTCGACCAGGAGATATTAGTTTATCCATAAGTAATACGAACGCTGGTGGAGCAGATGCCACTACAATGAATGTACAGAATTATACGATGAGTTTTGATTTAGGACGTACTCCAATTGAAAAATTAGGAAGTAGATTTGCATTTAGTCGCGAAATCAACTTCCCACTTACTGTAACTCTTAAAGTCGATGCTCAAATGACAGACCTACAAACAGGTGCACTAGCTCAAACTGTTCTTGCTGATGGAGCAACATATACACCAACAATTACAATCAAAAGTCCAACAGACTCAACAGTAACAGTTGCTCAATTCAAGCTCAAAGGTGCTAAACTAGATAGTCAAGAGTTCAGCTCTGATATCGGCAGTAATAAGACCGTTAGTTTGACATTCAGTACTCAAGTTGGTGGTCCTCAAGACTTGACTAACGGAATATTTATTAGTGGTCGAAACTAATAAATTAAACTAAGTTAAATTAAAATAACCCTCGCGTAAGCGGGGGTTATTTTTTGGTGTAATACATGTTAGGTTAAAGGTTTAAGGTCAAAAGGCAAAAGATTATGGAAAATGATCCTATAAAAGATATGACTCTTTTTCAGATAAAGAGAAAAATCACAAGTATATATAAAAATTTCTTTTTTATTCTTGAAGATTTAAGTGATTCTGGCTATAATATAAATAGTGAAACTTATCAAAAAATACGCAAAAGAGTTCTTGATAATGCTAATGACGCAGTAAGAGAAATTGAAGAAGGCTTTAGCAAAATCAATATAACACTCAAATGAAATCCAAAAGATTAAATTATAATTTTTCTATAGATGAAATAATCGAAGGTAATCTTTCTGTGCAAAGCATACAAAAAAGTTTAAAGGATAACTTTGGAATCTTAAAGCCAGATTTAATCGCCTTAAAAAAAATTAACTTTATCAAAAATTATAAAAATTGGGATAATGAAAAAAAACATAAATTTATTAAAACAATTGGCGGCGTTGTTTATTATGGTAAAATAAAAGACTATTTAAATAATTTAATTGAAAATAATGGAGAAAAAATATGAAAATAATGTTTGGATTTGAAATAAATAAAGAAGAAGAGATTGACGAAGTAGAAATATCAAAAAATGAAAAGAATGAAGAAGTCAAGATCACTAAAAAAGTAAAGAAAAATGTACCTGCTAAATTAGCAATCAAAAAGCCAACCAGAAGCTTATTCGATGAAGCCGAACTGTTTTATGGAGTAAAATTATCAGAAGGTATCAAGGCTGGATTACTTACAAGAGCTTTACTAGCTAAAAGGTTCAGTAATGATGGTGGTATTTTCAGTGAATTAGATAAAGAAGAATATACTAAATTGTATGTATCTTTATTTGATATACAAACCCAATTCCAAAAACTTTCATTAAAGGAAGAAGCCTCAAGAACAGAAGAAGAGCGTAGCAATTATAAAAATTTATTAAGAGAGATATCAAAAAATAAAGAAAAGCTTCAAGACTATGAGTTTGCTCAAGCAAGTCTATTTGATCAAACTGCAGAGAATAGAGCAAGAAATAAAACTATAATGTGGTGGGTTCTTCAGCTTAGTTTATTAGAAAATAAAGATAAGACATATGAAAATTTATTTAGCGGGACGACTTTTGAAGATAAGCTCTCGGCATACGACTCTATAGAAGACGGTCCAGAAAATTCTTGGGAAAAACAAGCGTTAGCTAAATTAATCTATCTTATAAGTTTTTGGTATACTGGTCGAGCCTCAAGCCAAGAAGAGTTTGAGAAGCTTCTGAATATGATTGCAACAGACCCTAAAAACGCTCCTAATTCAGAAGAAGTTAAACCATAAGTTAAAAAACCCAATAAAGAAAGTGGGGTAATTTAATTGGAAAACAGTGAAAGTAATTTAAAGCTTACTTTTATAGATATATTAAAGGGTTTTTCTAAAACTAATTATGAAAAGCATAACTTATATATAAAGCATAATACTGCAATTAATTCAGGTGATATAGATTATAAAAAGCAAGATTTTGAAAAAAAAGCCATAGAAAGCGGTTTGCCCACCAAAAAAGAAAAAGAGAAGTACTTGATCAAAGAAAATCTTTGGTCTTTAGAAAAGAACGAAAAAATAGACAAGATTAAAAAAAATATCTCTTCCCTAAAACAAACAAAAAACAAAGTATTTAAAATTGAAGATATCAAATATATAAATAAATCTATAGAAAAAGAAGAAAAAGATTTAAAAGCTCTATTGCTTGAATTTGCTGAGTTATTAGGCTTTACAGTAGAAGACTATGCGAATAAAAAAATAAATGAATATTTTATGTTTATATCCGTATATAAGGATGTAAATTTAAATGAAAAGTTTTTTTCTCAAGAAGAGTTTGAAGAGCTTGAGAACTTTGATATAACAAAATTAGTATTTATTTACAATAAAGTTAATATAAAATTTTCAGAACAAAATTTAAAGAAAATTGCATTATCTTCTTTTTATCTTAATCTATTTAATTTAAGCCCAGAAAATCCATATTATCTATATGGAAAACCTATTATAGATTTGACTTTTTATCAAATGGAAATATTTAGTTTTGCTAGGTACTTTAAAAATATAGTATCTAATTCTAAACATTCTCCACCAGAAGATTATTATAATGATCCAGATAAGCTTATAGAATGGCTAGAAACTGGTAAAAATGCGGATGAAATGATAGAAAAGAATGATACTCAAAAAACTGATGGAACAGTATCTACTTCAATTATTGGCGCTAAAAAAGAAGATTTAGCTAAAATTGGTGCAGATAAAAATGTTGTGTCATTACATGACGTTGCAGAGAAAAAAGGTGGAGTATTAACTATGGAAGATCTTATGAAGTTACATGGGGAGTAAAACTATAATAAGATAGCTTAAAGCTATCATAAATATTAAATATTGTGTAATATTATAGAAGGAGCAAGGAATGGCTAGAACAGGTGGCATAATTTCAATAGGTGCGGATACAAGGCAACTTGAAAGAGATATTCAAAGCGCTTTATCTAAAGACTTTAAATTGAAGGGATTGAATGAAAAAGCCTTTACCCAACCTTTAGGTAGAATCACTGGTGCAGCAAATGAATTTCAAAAATCATTAGATGCTTCCAATGCTCGCGTTATTGCGTTCGGAGCTAGTGCAGGATTGATATATACTGTAGAAAAGGCTTTTATAGACCTAATTAAAAGCTCAATTGATGTACAAAAATCTTTAGCAGATATAAATGTTATATTAAATACAAGCACAGAAGGATTAACCAAGTTCGGAAATACTTTATTTGATATAGCTAAGAATACAGGACAATCATTTCAAACCGTCGCAGTAGCAGCAACAGAATTAGCTCGTCAAGGTCTTGGAGTAGAAGAAACACTAAAAAGAACAAGCGATGCGTTAATTTTGACTCGCTTAAGCGGTTTAGATGCAAATAGTGCAGTTGAGGCTCTTACCGCCACAATAAACAGTTTTAATAAAACAGCGTTAGACTCTACAGGCATTGTTAATAAATTAGCTAATGTTGATGCCGCGTTTGCTGTAAGTTCTGGCGATTTAGTTAAAGCATTACAGCGAGTAGGAAGTTCTGCTCAAGATGCTGGCGTTGGATTTGATGAATTAATTGGTATTGTAACCAGTGTGCAACAAACAACAGCGCGAGGTGGAGCAGTTATTGGAAATTCTTTAAAAACAATTTTTACAAGAATTCAAAGAACAGAAGTGTTAGATCAATTACAGTCTTTGGGATTAAACGTTAGAGATTTAGAAGGAAATACTTTACCTGCTATTTCAATATTAAAAGAATTAGCTTCAACATTTGACGGACTAAGTGATTCTCAAAAATCTCAAACTGGAGAACTTGTCGGTGGCGTGTTTCAAATAAACGTATTAAAAGCTGCTTTAGGAGATTTAGGAAAAGAATATTCTGTATATGATAGAGCTTTACAAACTTCTGCCAGCTCAACAAATGAAGCTATAAAAAGAAACGAAGCATTAAATCAAACTTTATCTTCGTTATTTAACGCTACATTACAAAATGTTACTCAAATTGGATCAACGGTTGGATCTGGAGCGCTTCAACCAGCTATAGAAGGCACATTAAAAAATGTTAATAAATTATTAGAAGCTATTAATAATCAAGATTCTGAAGGCGTTGGCGCAAAACTTGGAGGAGGAATACTTAAGGGATTATCTACTTTTATATCTGGGCCAGGCATAGTTTTAATTACTGCTGTTATAGGAAAATTATCTTTAGACTTAGCTAAATTTGCTGGCTCTGGAGTAAAAGCTTTATTGGGAATTAATGATCAAACAGCAATTCGTGCTCAACTTCAATCTAAAATTAATGAAGTTTTACTAAGAGAACCTGAACTTTTAGCCGCAATTAATAGCAAGCAAATTACCGTATTAGATGTTGAAACTAAAATATTAAGAATTTTACAAGAACAAAATGCTTTAAGGGCTCAAGCAACAACATTATCCAATTCTGTTACAACTGGTCTTTTAGGAAAAGGAGTAGGTGTTAGCAAGGGCCAAATAACAACAAAAAGTTCTGGATTTATACCTAATTTTGCATTATCAGAAATTTATGGAGCTTTAGCGGGAGGATATAAGCCTGGGCAAGTAAAAGAAATGAATATGCCAGGCTCAGGAAGAATAATTTATAATTCAGCAGAAACAATTAAAAAATTTCCAGGAATGACTCAACCAGCTATTATGCCTCCTGAAAGAAGTAACGCTGGAAAGAATTATGCTCAAGCATTTCAAAGTAAATTAGGATTTAATCCTTACGCTAGTGATGGATTTATTCCGAACTTTAGCATGCAAGGAATAGCTCGTCAAAACTATTTACAACAATCAGGTTCTAAACAAGGCTTGGTAATGATAAGACAAACGGAGGTAGACGCTGCACAAAAAGCTGGAATACAAATATTTATGAAAACTGGTATTCCTTTCATAAATAAAGTAGACAGAAATAAACTAACTCTTGCGTTTAAAAAATTCGAAGAAGGTAGTGCTGCAGATAGGGCTGCCGCTATAAAACAAGAAAAAGGTGTTGCTGGTTTTGCTAACAGGTCAGGAGCCGCAAAGTATGGAGTTGTTTTTCCATCTTTTGGTCAAAATGCAGTAGGCGAATCAGCGGGATATGCAGGTGAAGGTAAAAATAGAAAAGCTTACAGATTTAAAACGTTTCCTTTTCCTTCAAATAATTTTGATATTAATGAAAAATTATACGATGACGTTAGAAAAAATTTGATTGACATATCTGCAAATTATTTCAGAGGAGGATTAACTAAGCCTCAAATTGTTGATACCAATAGATTTAAAACTAATATTGAATCTAATTTAAGTCGTAGCGCAGTAGAAGCTTCTGTGGGACAAATATTTGAAGCAGGAATAAAATCTTCTATTAGTAGTTTATCTCTAAGTGAGATAGCAAATTTTGATTTAGACGCTGGTGAATTAGGTAAAATTAGATCAAGATTTAAATTACCTTATGAATTTTCAGGAACATCATTTGCAGATTTAAAAAACTCTTTATCTGCTGGCAATTTAAATAGTATGGCAGCAAAAATTGATAAGTACGAAAATCCCTCAAAAAAATCAAAAGCTTTAGGATTTGTACCTAATTTTTCAGCACTACAAGAAGCAGTCTCTAGGGAAGTGTCCGCTGGAGTACCAAAGTCTAAAATAAGAGTTGACCAAAGTAATAAATTGATAGCCTCTGCTAATCCACTTGGATTAGGAGTTTATAATACCCAAGACGAACCATTTGGATTACAGCAGGGAATTTCAAGTAAAAAAAGCATACAGCAAGCAAAAACATCTGGCGCTTTTAGTTCTGGATTTATACCTAACTTTGCTTTACAAAAGTTTACTACAGTTGGTTCTGGAGTTGGAGGCTCTCCGATTAATATAATTGAACCAGCCCAAAAAGAAGCAGTTGTGGCAATTCAACAATTAATACGAAGTGTTTTTGCTGGTAAAATAACTTTAGATGATGCAAATAAAGAATTAACTAAATTAACAAATCAATATCGTTTAATTGATGCTGCAGGAGGAAAAGTAGAGAGTCAATTAATCAAAGCTTCTCAATTAAATCAAAAATTAAATATTGAAACCGAAGCATTGGTAGTTCAATCATCAAGTTTATTAAGAGGAAGAAAAGCTCTTACAGAGTTAGAAGGAAGAGCCGCGGTTGGAGGAACCAGAGGAGAAATAGCGAGAACTGGTCTTGAAAGAGCTCAGAATGCCAGAGCTCAAGCTTTAAGTAGGCTCCAAAATGTTGGAATTGGATTGAGTATAGGTGCACCAATCGCTGCTCAAACAATTGCTCAATTTAATCCTCAGAGTAAGGTCGCGGCTGGCGCAGCAGAAGGAATTGGTACGGCTGCAAGTTTTGCTGGTTTAGGTGCTTTATTTGGTGCTCCTGGAATTGCAATTGGAGCTTTGGTTGGAAGCGCCATAGGTCTTAAAAAGGCTTTTGATATTATAAATAGTAGAGCTGATGAATTTTCAAGACAAGCGCAAAAATCAGGAAATGATTTAGCTAGATTTAGTGAAGATGTACAAGCATTTTTGATTTCTAAAGGTCAAGCACAAGGATTAAGAAGCGGAGAAATAAAAGGAACAGGCGCCGAACTGCAAAGAGTTGAAAAAAATCAAGCAAAATCTTTGGCAAAAATATTTAATAGCGCTGGACCAGAAATAACAAATCAAATTAAAGATGCATTAGAGAGTGGAAATGAAGAAACATTAAGAGAAGCTCTGGGAAGAGCAACCGTAGCAAAAGAATCAGCAAAAAGTATAGATGATTTTACAAGCTCTGTGGTTAGGCTTAAAGGAGAAGGAAAATTAAAAGATACATTTGATGAAAATATATCTGCATTTTCTAGACTTCGTACTAGATCTGGTGACACATTTGCTGAATTAGTAATTAATAATGAAAAATTAATGCAATCTTTAACTGGATATGCTAATGCCGTTGAATTAGTTTCATTTACGACATCAAAAGGATTAAAAGATTTAGAGGACTCTTCCAAAGGCTTTCAAGATAATTTTGGATTTAATGTTTCAAAAATTGAAAATGGACCTAAAAGTGTTATGTCAACTGGAGCTCTTCCTTTTAGTCAAGAAGATATAAGTAAAAGAGTTAAAGAGCTAGAAAGATCAGCAAAATATGTTAGCACTGAACCTTCTTTAGGCGATGAACTTAATAGCCTTCTTGATCCAGTTAAAGCTTTACCTAAAGGGGTAGGAAGAGATTTTGCCACAAAATCTGAAGAAACAAAAAAACAAATTGCTTCTCAAGTATTAGCTTCAGAACTTGCAGCTAAAAATTTACAAAATTTTAATGAAGAATTAAATGTTTTTGTTGATGGGTTAGTAGAGTCTAAAGATGTTACCAAGAAAAATGGGGCAGATATTAAAGATACATTTAAAATGATTTTAGATGGAGACGGAGATCCAAAAACTAAAATACAAAAAATTATAGAAGAATTCAAAAACCTTGGATCACAAGGAGAGCTAGTCGCTCAAACGTTACAAAATATAAGAGACAAATTATTTAATTTTTCTCAATTGTCTCAGAACTTAAATCAATTATTTACTCCTGGAAATGGTACTGAATCTGGAGATTTAGTTGCTTCTGAAAAAAGACAAGCTGCTTTAAATAATTTAAAAAGTGGTAATTTTCAAGATTTGTTTAGAGATAACTCATTTAAAGATACTCAAATAAATTCAATCTTAGGAAAAACAGTTCAAGAAACTTTAGGTAAAATAGCTGCTGGTACTGTTGATGAAGAAAAAAGAAAAGAAGAAGCAGTTAAATTCCAACAAGAGTTTGTTAAACAATTAGATGCAATGACCAACGCTGGTGTTCCTTATGAAATTGCACTAGCTAAGATAAGTGCTGCAGCAGAAAGAACGGCTATATCTTCTTCAATTTCTAGCACAAATTTGGGTGATCTTGCCAAAAATATTTCAAGCGCATCTTTGAGAGAAGACACTCTTAATAGATATAGGGAGATAGAAATAGGCTTAAGAAAACAATATGGAGATGACACGGCTGGATTAGCAAAAGCTGCTGAAGCTGCAAAACTTGGATTATTAGGAGTAGCTCAAGCGGCAGAAGGAAGGACTTCTAGAAAAGATTTAAATTCAATAGCTTTATCAAAGGCTCAAGCTGATATGGGTGCAGGGGCTTTCCAAGGTTTAGATTTAAGACAAATGGGCAAAACAAATAAAATTGATTTGCAAGAGATAGTTAAAAATACTGGAGCCCAAACAATAAATGCTATTAATGAAGGGATTTTTGATCCAGAGACAAAGAAAAAATTGATTGATCAAGCTATCATTCAACAAGAAAAAATGATTTCAAAAATTAATGAGGGTAGCGTTACGACAAGAGATATTTCGGATTACAAAAATAAAAATCAAACAATTCAAAATTCTTCTGCGTTATTGCAAAATGGTTTCGATAGATTAAATCAAAGCGTATATACAGCTTCCGCAAGAGAAGACGCAAAATCAGCTTTAGCAGAACAATTAAGAAAATTAGAAGACGAATACAAGGGTAATCTTGAAGCTTTAAATAGAGTAGCTCCATTATTAGCAAACAAATTAGCCGCAATAGCTGGCGCAAAAGAAGGTAGTGTATTTGCTGATGAACTTAGATCTGCTGGAGAAGCAGAAAGAACAGCCCGAATTAGAGAGAAAAAATTTAAAGGAAGTGATCCATTTGCTGCTTTTTCAGAAGAAATGACTTATGGTACTCAAGATATGGCTAGAGACGTTAATTCAACTTTTGTTGATACAGCTCGAACAATGAAATCTGAATTTAATAACGCTTTTCAATCTGTAATTGATGGAACTAAGAGTGTAGATGATGCGTTTAGGACGATGGCCTTAAATATAGCTAATAAAATTCAACAATTAGCTTTAGAAATGGCTACCAATTCTATATTTAATTCCTTGTTTAGCAGTATAGGAGGCGTTCCTGCTTTATTTAAAAGTCCACTTGGGGCAGCTACTGGTGGAATGATCGTAGGAAATACTGTACAAAGATTTTCTAGTGGAGGTAGAGTTTTAGGAGGATCTGGAATTAAAGATGACGTTCCAGCCATGCTTTCCAAGGGAGAATATGTTGTTAAAAAGTCTGCAGTAAGTAGATACGGTGAACCATTTTTAAGAAAATTAAATGAAGGAGGACTTATTGGAATGGCTAGTGGAGGTTTTGCTAGCTATAATCCTTCAGAACAACAAATAGATTCAATGACTGCAAGTTCAAATATTGAACCATTAATTGTAAATGGAAAAGAAGTTCAGGGTAGGGTTGTTAAAAAAGAAATGATTAAGGAATTTCAAAGTACAATAAAAAATTTAATTAGTGGTAAGGACTTATCTTTTTCTGATCAAAATTCTACTTTGGAAAGTTTTTCTGATGTTTTTGGCGGAGGTCTCGCAGCTGAATTAGGAAACGTATATACATACAATGATGATCTTTTTCCAACTGGCGGGTCAAATATTCTAAATCCAATGCTATCTGACTTAGCTAGAACTGATCCCAATAATCCTCAAACAAAAATAATTGAAGATAAAAGAAATAGATTAATAGATTACTTGTCAGAAGCAATTGGAATATATTATAATAATAGAGATAGCGCCGTTGAAACAATTAGAAATAATTTAGAAAATAGATCTAGGATAGATGAAATTAATAAACAAAATAAAGATAATTATAATAAACAAATGAAAAACACATTTTTTGGCGGATTAATGTCTGCTGGTATGGCAATTGGTGGAGGATTATTAGGTCAATTTATTCAAGGAAATGGTTTATTTGGCCCAAACAGTCCAAGAGACGCAGGTACATCTGGCTTAAATTTAGGAAATTCTGGAAGATTATCTACTTCGGCAGCTAAAGGTGCGTCTTCTGCTTATGGTTCTAATTTACAATCACCTTCTGCGCGTTTAAACACCCCTTCCACTTCTCAAGTGTCTAATTTAAATCCTTACGTTGGTACAACCGCTAGATTAAATTATACTCCCCCAACAATGTCTCAATATAATAACGCGAAAGTTTATGGGGCTGGACTTGGTCAAATTGGAGGAGGAGGAAATCCATACTCTGTATATAATAGAGCAAACGGAGGAATAATCGGTTTTGCTAAAGGTGGAAGTACTGGTAAAGACGATGTTCCTGCTATGTTGATGGGCGGAGAATATGTTATTAAAAAAGACTCAGTCAGTCGTTATGGCAAAAAATTCTTTGATAATGTTAATTCTGGAAAAGTAAGAAAGTTTGCAGAAGGTGGCATGGTAGATGACGGTAATGCATCACAAGGTTTCTCTTCTCAATCAGAAACCACAAAAAATGGAGATACATCTAATAATATTAATATATCCATTAATATAGATCAAAATGGTAATTCAACAGAAGAAAAAAATAATAACACTTCAGGATCTCAAAATAGTGGATTCGATAGAATGAAAAATGAAAAAGACGCAAAAGCTTTATCTGAAAAAATAAAAACTGAAGTCGTTAAAATAATAACAGAACAACAAAGACCTGGCGGAATGTTAAGTAGCTCCGTCTACAAAAAAGTAAAATAATTAATTGATTTCAAATTCAAAGAATATAAATTCTTTATTTTGAATTAATTGATTTTTTGGTACATCTGGGAAATTATTATTTATATAATCGTAATTTAATTTAAATAAAAATGTAACATAATTTACATCATCAATATTAGTAAAATATCTTTCTATAAAAGACAAATTATTACTTATCTTTTTTAAGTTGAAATCTGAAGTGTTAATAAATCTTGTTGTCGCTTCAAGATAAATAGATATATTATCATTTTCATCTATGACGTTTTTTATTTCTATATTTTTTATATTTGTATTTTTTTGATAAGTTAAATCTTCGATTAATAAATAATCATTAATATTTCCATCTAAATCTTTAAATTTATAACCTAAATTGTCAAATCTATCGTCATTAACAACGCTCAAAGCAGAAGTATTTTGCGGGTTTAATTTATTTATTAAATATGTAAATTGATTTTGATCATTTTTGTATTTTGGAAAATAATTTTTAAATTCTATATCATTAATTAAAATTGATGGTAAAGCCATATTATTAAGGCTTTCGTTATTAAAAAGATAAATGAAATTTTGATATAAACATGTATATTCGTCTTTTTCATTTTGAATATCTGTTTTTTCTATTTTTTGATCCGCGACATATTCTTCCATAATTTCAAGTAAAACACCATCTGATGTATTTTTATCTTTAAGATATTTAAAGATATTACTTTGTAAAGAGTTTAAATAATAAACTTTTAAATTTAATTTTTCACTATTTGGAAATACATAAGAATTTGGAAAAGGAACGCTTAATGAGGTTTCATTTTGTATAATAGATAGCCATTTATTTTTTATATCATCAACAAATATATATTTAAAATTATTTTTAAATGGTTCATTGGTTGGAATAATAAGTATACTTTCTATTTCTTTTTCTACAAATAAATTATTATCAAATTTGAATTTAAGACCATTATTTTCTATATTTCTAAATATTTTTTTAAAAACTAAATCAATGTTTTCATTATTTATTGATTTAAAATCAACATTTATTGATGTGTCATTTTTAGTGTCTCCATCTTCTGATACTATTTCAAGTTTTAATTTTTTATAAAAACCAATTTTTTCATATTTTTCAAAATATGCATTTATATTTCTTTCTAAAGAAAAAGTGAAAGAATATCTAATTGTGTCCATTGTTCTTGTATAACGTTTTCTTGGGGATGCAAACATATAAGAACGCCTAAGAGATCCCAAGTCTTGTAATGCAACTTCAACTAAAGAAAAATTTTTTTCTCCTTCTTTAAAATTATTGTACTCTTTTAATAAAATATCATTTTCATCTAAAACTTTTATAGTATAAGGTTTAACAATTGAATCATAATCAAGCTCATCTTCTCTTAAGAATTTAGAAATTGTGATTGAATCTGTCCAGTTTAATTTTATATTTTCTGAAGAGGATGTTTGATTTAAAGTGTTCATTGTATATTAAATTGTGAAATTTGATCTTGACTAATCGCACTTTGTGCAGTTAGTGTTACATTTTTTTCTGAATAAGGAGATCTTTCTCCAAGAATATTTTCTGCATATACTCTAAGATAATAAGTTCCTGCTCCCAATGGCGTAAAAAAGGATGGTAAAAGAGCTCCAGAGCTAGGACTATAAGCAACTCCAGATCTACCTAATGCCTCATTAGAATAGACACCAATAATCAAATTTTGTCCAGGAGGATCATTTAAAAATGTAGTCCCACTATTTTTATAAAGTAAATATCTACTTACATTACCAGAGTCAGCAGGGGGTTTTATAAAAAATCCTATGGAATTAATTCCATTTGGTTGCGCACTAGTATAAACTACGCCACTAGCTCCTGATGTTACAAATTCTCCATTTATATACGCATCAGGGGTTGCGTATCTTCCGCTAGCGTTTCTATATATTATATGTAAACCTAAAGTTGGTGATCCAGGCGTTGGAACTTTATTATTAACAGAAATGAGTGATGCGCCAGTCTCAATATCTTGATATTTTTCTTGCACATATTCTAAAGCAGTAATAGAGAACGTTTTACTTTCTATTTCTTGTATATTTACGACTCTATAAGGCTTTGGTTTATCAAGAGCTGCTTCTAGATAATAGCCTGGATATACAAGATTAGCATTATTATTTATTTGTGATCTTGCATTTAATGGGGTATTATATCCACTAACTTCCATGGTCCATACTGTATTTTGAGGTAAAATTCTTGCTGTTTCTGATAATGAAAATTTACCATAATTCCAATTAATTGCAGCTAAATTACTATATAAAGCTGCGTCTGCGTAAAGTTTTTGTCCAATTGGTCTTTCTACGGTTCTCATTAAAACTCCATCTTTATAATAATTAACTAATTCTCCATCATAAGATATTTTAAGTTTTGTGCTTGTTGTGTAGGTCCCATAACTTCCTATATTATTGCCATTTTCATATATCCCTAATGCTGCACCAATTTGAAAAAACCAAGAGTAATCCATACCCGTAAAACTCGGATCAGCTAAACCATTTTCAGAATTTAAACCAAACATTAAATATTTGTTAGTAGAATCCGCCGTGGCTTCTGTGTAAATATTTTTTTGATATCCTGTTGCCGAATATGCATGAGCATTACCCCAACCATCTACAGCTGTTTTTGTAAATTTATTTTGACTTATTGAAACACCGCCACCATTAATTTCTGGAATAGAATGTGTATTTGGAAAATTAATTTTTATAAAATCTTTAAAATTTTCAGTTCCACTAGTAAAATATTCTTTTGGATTAGTAATACTAATATTTTGAATTTGCGATTTTCTAAAAAACATAGAATTTAACCCAGATATTCCAGAAGAGTTAGCGTCAAATCCAGTTATATATAAATTACCAATTTCCGTTCCTTGCTCTAATGTATAACTTGGAGTTAAAACTGAAAATTGTATTGTATTGTTTCTTTGTGAGCCCGTAAGAGCCGCTAAGTTATCTGTTCTACTATCTATTATTGCGTAACCGCTAGTTAATTCTAGAGTTCTTCCAGCATAAATATTATTTTTTCTATTCTGATCAAAAACACTTACAACATCTCCAGGTTTTAAAAATGAACCCTCTAGTCCAACTTTAAATTCAACTGTTTCTGTTTCTAAATTTTCACTTTTTAAAAACCATTTACCAAGTCTTCTAGCTTGATTTGGTCTTGTGCATCCGAAAGCTGTGATTTCTGCTTCTCTGATTCCATATTTTTGTAAACTACTTCTGTCTTCTACGTATTCCAAAGCTGGTTTATAGTTATTTTTTGAATCATTGAATCTAATTAACGCAACAGATCTTCTTAATCTTTTTGAACTATCCGAATATGTAAATTGCCCTTCTACAACATTACTATTATTAAATAGATAAATTGGTTCTTTGGGAGAATCTTGAGAAACGAAAATTTGTCCAGCGGAGTAATATGTTAGTCCATTAAATATAGATGCCATATCATCTAAAACCTTATACGCTTCTTCTTTAGAACCAATTAGAACATTGCATGTGAATCTTGCCTCTAATCCTCCCATTCCATCTGGAACAAGAGTATCGCAATATTTTGAAACTTCATATAAGGTCCATTTATCTACTAAATTTGAATCAATGAATTTGCCTAATCCATATCTATTGCTTGTTATTAAATCATAATAACACCAAGCTGGATTATCCGTCCAAGCTAATTTAAATGTTCCATCCCAATTACCACTGTAATTTTTTGCTATAGGGTCATAATTACTTGGTATTTTAACTTTTAATAATCTTGCTCTGTAGCTTCTTTCTGGAACATTACTAAAATATCTTGAGTCATATTTTGAAAACACACAAGCCGTATTTGGAAAAGTAAATCTTTCACTGTAGATTTGAGTTATACTCTCAAGTGCAATTGTATTTTTTTGATATGATCCATAGAATTCAGTGGTAGGTTTATCAACTCTTATCATCCATCCTACTTGATTTGGTTCAATTTCAAAAAATACTAAATTATCTGAATGTGATCTTAAATACATTGTAAAATGATGAATCATTGGCGATTGAATTTTGCCTCTAATTCTAAAAGCTTCAGAAGAAAACATGAAAGGATCTGCTTCTGCTAATTTTTCCATAGAAGCAAAAGAGGTTGTTCCGTCCTTGTACAATCTATATAGAAATATTTGCATTTGGATTTCTTGCTCTTCTGTTTCTCCCACATTTGAGCCAGTAATTGGAGAGAAATATAAAGCTTCTATTTTAAAATTTAATCTAATTGCGTCTAAATCCGTATTATATATATAATATCTCATTGGATAGTACAATCCAGAGAATGCGCCTTCATAAGTGCTTGCGCCTCTTATTTTTTCATTTATTTGTTTGGACGTTTGTACTGGAATTGGATATTTAAATTTATCTACTTGATAGCCGTCCCAATGAAATCTATCTTCATATAATAAGACTTTTGGATTCCATTGCGTATGAAGATTTGGTTCTCCATAGTTATATTTATAATTTATATATTGAAAATTTACGTATCCTTTTTCATTAACTATTGGGGTGTCGTTCCAAAATATAGATCTAGCTTCGGGTGCGTTAGTTCCAACTATTGGATTTGTTGCTAAATCATTCTCACCAGTAAAAAATGGTTCAAATTTTATATTTGTATATCCGATGTCTCCCGCTTGTTTACCACTAAAATCATAAATATAATTTCCAGAAACTAATCCTTCTATTGGTCCTTCACATAGAATATCTAGGGCACTTATTGTATTTATAGAAGTGATAGATACGTCTGTTCTTTGGGTTGCTCCATAAGTTGAAACATACTTATTTACGCTGTTGCGTGGGCTGGGAGAACTTCCTCTTACGTATCCTATTTTTGTAAATAATCTTGGAGTATTTTGATCATGTCCTAAATAATTCAAACTAAAAGGTTTCCATCTAGTATAACCCGATTCCCAAGCATTTGAAACTGCTGAACTTAATGGAACTCCAGGATCGGTACCATTGCTATCTGCCCATGCTCCACTAACGTAAGTATAACCGTCGGCAAAGTCTGAATATATTCTTGTTCCTGGACCATCAAGACCAAATAAAGGCGATACAGGCTCATGTGTACCACTTAAACCTCTTGGACCAAAGCCTCCACCCGCAAATGAAGCTGTATCCAATAGTCTATAATCTGCATCTCTTCCACTAAAAAATAATGCATGAGAACCTCCCATAAAGTCTGCAGCAATACTTTCTGGAAATTTAATTCCTCCCCAACAATCGCTCATATTAGATGAGTATTCTAAAAAGTTTAATCCTTCGATAATTTTATTTGGATTAGGCATATAAAATTAAAAATTACTAGTTGTTGCTTTCTGATTGATAAGCATCGCATGCTCGTTAAATAAGAACTGCCACCCTTTTTGAGTTTCTGCTAAAGAAAAAGGATTTATATCTCTATAATTTGCTGAATAAATTACATCATAATTTGTACAAATATTATGTGACCCAATTATTAATTCCCCATAACCTACAGGAACTGGACCCCCTTCTCCTATCGTATTTATTGGCCCATTAAATAAATAAGATATTGGTCCACTACCTCCAGCAGCGCCTCCGATTGCTGCTTGCTTGCTTGTGGTAGCCTGTTGATCCTGATAGGGTACAAGTGGTGGGGGTTTTGATAACATCATAGTTACTCCTGCTGCTGCTAAGGCTAGTCCACCAGCTATAAGAAATGGTGCAGCGGGGGGGAAAACAAAAGCTGCTGCGAACATGACCCCTGCTCCAACAAATGAAGCAACTTTCATAACGGTTCTACTTACGCCGCCTGATCCAGTTATTATAGGAACTATATCAATTTGTTTTAAATTATCATTAAATTCTATAAATATATCACTTTTTGTATAATTTTCTAATGTAATTGGTCCACCATTATAAGATAAAGGCACATTATTAACAAGGACTTGATAATCAAATTCATCTTTATAATCCATAAACCATTTTCTTAATTTACCTGTATTTGCCTCTATTGCTCTTAAAGCTTCTGAAACGCTTTTGACTTCTAATTGCCAAGTTTCTCCAAAAATTTTACCTAATTTTCCATGTAAATTAACTTTTGTCATATATTATATTACTCCTAAATATGCCTTGTGCTTCTTTTTTGTATTGGTTTGAGTACTCTTCTATTATAGAAATTCTATTTATAGGTTGGTGTAGGATTTTATTGTTACCAAGATACACTGCTAAATGGCTGCTAATTTTATTTTTTAATACAATAAGATCATGTTTTTTTAAATTATATATATCGTCTATATATATAAAATTATTATTTTTAAAATAATCTAAAGCAATTTTAAATATATCTAGATCTTCTACTCTTTTTTCAATTACAGAAGATTCATCAAAATCTATATTTATATTCAATTCATTCTTAAAATAATTTTTTATTAAATGAAAACAATTATTTTCATAAGAATCATATTCTCTAAATAAATAGTTTAAATTTTTAAATTCGTCACTATAATAAATTTTAAAATTATTACTTTTATTTATATATAGTAATAAATCTATAGCCATAAAATCTGCTGTTTTTTTATCAATAAGACTAAACTCTTTGGCTTCAACATGATTGTGATATAAAAATAACAATTTAGAATATCTGTTTTTAATTGAAACATAATCCTTTGTTGATATTAAAAAATTATCTAATTTATTTTTAGCAATATTTTCACATGGTATACATATTTGATTATCGTTTTCTTCTACAATAAAACCGCAGCATTCTTCTGGAAAAACTTTTTCAGAATGTTTGATTATTTCTTTTTTTATTTTATTAGTTATCATATTTAAGTTTTTGAATTTGTTCCAGGAAATCCACCGAAGGGGAGAAAACCATTTAAATAATTTCCACTTGAATCTTTTGGTATTCCACATGCAAAGTCAGCTTTTGGATCAATAGCGTCTGGTCTTCTTGGCCAACAATCAAGTCTATTTTCTGTTGGATTTGGAAAATAAGGGGTTTTTTTCGTTGGATGTAGAACTATAGAACCAATTCTATAAGCTGAACCATAGCCATTGCTATGATAACCAAAAGAATTGAAAATAAAATCTTCTCCAGCAAATCCAGTAAAAGATGTTGAAGGCTTACCCTCTCTAACTTGGGCGCTAGTTTCTCCCCATTGACTATCATAATGATATACTGCTCGATCCCATGTCCATCCATTACGCGGTATAGGCCA